GTTGTAGAAAGAGCAATAGAGGATGGCTGGTTCTTTGTTAATTGGGACCAGCCTCCGGAATTAACATTCCAGGATGTCCTGGACAAAGTGGAGGCTGAAGTATGAGTAAGAAAAAATATAAATTAAAAACTGTAGCAAGACGATTTGTTATTGAAGTTAATGATGACAAGTTACACCTGGCTCATCTTTTAAATTCTGAAGTACCAACAAAAGATTTTTTTAAGATGTACGATGTAGAAGTCCGAGAGCTCGGTGAAGATGAAACAATTTATCAAGTATAGGAGTATTATAAAATGACTACAAAAATTGTAGCTCTAGTAAGAGTGAGCACCGATAAACAAACTGTAGAAAATCAAGTTCATGCAATCAATAATGAATACCCAAATTGTGAGATACTATGGTTTAAAGAAAATGATACGAGTGGAGCAAAAAAATTTAGGAACAGACCTATACTCCAGGATGCAATCAAAACAGCTAAGAGATTAAAATGTCCATTAGTTGTTTATTCATTGTCCAGACTTGGTAGGACCTACGAGGTCGGACAATTCCTGGAAGATACTAAGATTGATGTCCATGCTATGGATACTCCAAACTTAGATGATGCTATTGCTGGGTTCCATGTAGCAATTAATAGATTAGAAAGATTAACTATATCTGCTCGTACTAGAACAGCATTAGCTAGATTAAAAGCACAAGGAAAAGATTTAGGCAATCTTACAAACTTAGCAGAAGTGAGAGTTCGTGGTCATGAGACTTCAATTCGTAATGCTAATGAGTATGCCAAAAACATAAAAGAAATTATTGAAGGGATCCGACAGAGTGGTATCAAAACTTTATCGGGCCTTGCTAATGCACTCAATAATCGTGGTGTCAAGACTTACCAGGACAAAACTTGGTACCCGACAACAGTAAAAAATGTCCTAGAAAGAGGCTTGTAAATGAACAAAATATGGACTAAACATCTAAGTAAGATGAACATTAAAGAAACAATTAAGTTTCTATTAGAAGGCATAGCATTAATTATATGTCTCGTATCTATCTACATCTTTGTCATGTTTGGATGTGCAATGATTGATAGATGCTACAACTATTATGTACCGGGAGTGTTGTCATGAAAGATAGTGGTAGAAAAACATCATACAAAAGAAAAGAATTAGGTGCGAGTGTAATAGGTTCTATTATACCTGGCATAAAAGGTTTCAAAACCCCAAACGAGGTTTTGGAAGATGCTCTAAATGAGTATCAAGGAAAGGAGGCTAACAATGACTTAGCTAACAATCCGAAGGTTAAAGCTGGACAAGCTCTAGAACCAGCTATAACTAAAATGTTTGTCGATGAGTTAAGTGAACAGACAAAAGAGCAGAAGGCACAATTCAAAATCTCAGTCCCTGGGAGTGCCAACTTATACTCATTAGACAATGGTAAACTCGGCAGTTCATTAGATAATCTTTTAACTATTAACAGAGGTAAACTTGAAGTTAAAGATCACAACAATACAGTTCAAGTCTTAGACAATAGTGGTCCAACAGAAATCAAGAATTACTCTGGATCTGCCGAGGATCCACCAAGTCCATTGTACTTGTATCAACTACAGCAACAGATGTTATGCACCGGATCTACCTGGGGTATACTTGTTAGGCTTGTTAAAGGTTGGGACCTACAATGGTTTGTGTATCAGAGAAACAATCAGATGATAACTGATATAATAAATGCTGGTACAGATTTTTGGAATAGGTTTGATGGAATACTAGAAGGCCATGACTACTGGTATCCACCAGAGACTACAGAAGAGGCATCCAAAATTTATAAAGGCAATGGAAAAATAGAACCAGTTGTACTCGATGGAAACAATGAGCTCGGAGGACTTATCGAAGAGTTTATGACATCTAGTAAAGCTGAGAAAGATGCTAAAGCTAATAAAGATGAGGCATCAAAAGCTATCAAAACTATCATGAAAGATTATGAAGTTATATCTCATAATGGTTTTGTCATTAGTCATAAGACGATGACCAGAAAAAAAACTAAGATGGTTGAAGTAGTTGGTGCTGATCCTATCGTAACAAGGAGGTTCAGCATAAAGGATGGCCGATGATCATAGATTTCAATGGTTCAATGCTTATATCACAGCTCGTAAATACACAGCTAAAATGCTGCGAGAAAAAATTTACGAAAAAACTGGGTATGATATTGAACAAGAATTTCTTGAAGAGATCATTGAAGTTATGGGCCAAACAGCAGTTGAATTTGTTCGACTGCAAAATCAAGTGTTCACTATCAATGTAATAAAGGAGGAAGATTATAATGAACCAGCAAAAAAAGAACCAGGAAAAGATGACGATGACGAACCAACACAGCACTAAAAATGTTATTGAGGCTCTGTCATTGTTTCAGAGTGAGGCTAATGCAGCTACCAAAAGTAACAAGAACCCTTTTTTCAAATCAACTTATGCATCATTAGAAGATGTAATAGCTGCTGCGAATGAAGGTGCTAAGTATGGATTAGCATTTACACAAGTATTAGATTTTGAAAAACCAGAAGGATCAGATCTGATTATGTATCTTAAAACTTCTTTACTTCATAAAGCAAGTGATACAGCAATCACATCTAGATACATAGTGGTCCCGAAAAATTCTAGATACGATGACAGCCAGGCTCTAGGATCTGCCATAACTTATGCTAAGAGATACTCTCTCCAGGCTATCTATGGTTTACCTAGTGAGGATGATGACGGCAATGCTAATACGCATAATGAAAAAGTAAATGCAGATCAAAAAAGAAAGATGACTGTATGGGTTAACTCTATCAAGCAATCAGTAAAAGCTACAATGGATGATGCAGAGATGACAAAAGCAGAAAAAATACATGATCTGTTTATGTTAAAAAAAGAAAATGCTGGGTCCTTTGATAAACTTTTACAATTAGATAAAGGACAATGGGATATGTTAATGCAACATATAATAAAACAAGAAAAGATTTTAGGAGGCAATGATGAGCAATCTAATGCTGACTAAAAAACAGTTGAGACTTTTTGATTTTATAAAAGATCATATCAAGAAGGAGAGAGTACCACCAACTGTAAGAGAGATAGCCAGGCACATGAAGTGTGTACACAGTAATGTACATAGAATGTTAAGACTGCTGGATCGTGATGGCTATATAAAAATATATCCAGCAAGACCAAGAGGAATAGAGGTATTGAAAGATGGCTAAAGTTTTTAAATCTCGTTTCAGTAAATGGTTTATCAAAGAGCTAGTAAAAGCATTTGATGGAGAGCATGATGTTGTTGTCATAACATTTGATCAACATGATAGTGAAGGTCATCCTCATCAAAAGTTTTACTCAGCAGATGATATTGATTTAGAAGTAATGCATAAGACAGCTACAATTAATATCAGACCTTACGAGGAATACTGGATGGAGAAACACAAAGACAAAATAGAAAAAGAGCTGTTGAAAAAACCGGAAGAAAATTCTACCGGCAATTAATGAAACTCTTTGTAATAGTTTTGTATCTAAAATTAGGTACACAATTATTTATGCATCCAGTCCAGGTTACAGAGCAGCAATGCGAGGACCCGTATGAGACTAAGCTATTGGAGCACCGAGTAATTAAGGATGGATCAATGGAGCTAGATAGATTTTTTTATCATGGATATATGGTTGTCGGTAGCTATTGTGCTGGTTTATTAGGTGCAATAGAGAACAAATAAAACACTTTATCGTTAAAGCTAATATAAGAGCCGTACAGAGCCTTCTTTTATTTCATGACAGATGTATCGGATTAACCTTTAAGCATAGCTCTATGAGCCTCTCTGATGGCTTTTTGGCTAGGTTTATCGAACACTTCCATAGGATATACATTTCTGTCTCCATATCCTGGATCTGGGTCCATGGAGTAGGATGAGAAGGTTCTAACATACTCTCTTCCTCCCTCTTCAAAGATGTCATACAGATATGCCTCAGTAATTATATTGGCACATTTAAGTTTATCGAATTCTGTATTGCCTTCTAATGTAGATGTACCTACAATATCAACCCACCTAATTTTTAGAAAAAAATATTTTTGATTATCTATGGTAACTGATTTCATTTCTTTTTCTTTTTCTTTTTCTCGTCTGGCCATTCGATAAATGCCTTATCAATCCATGTAGCATACTTATCTAACATACCAAAAAACCAGTAAAAAAATTTATCAATCATCTTCCTTGTCCTCTACTTTTCTTTCTTGTGTATTTTTTGTTTGGTGATTTTGCATGACGGCCTTTTCTCTTCTTAGGTTTCTCTCTTGGTACAAAGTCTGTAAACTTTTGCTTGGCCATTACACAATATCACGATCCCATCTGCCATCTCTGTTAAGTCTCATTGGAAATAACTTTGGCTGTCCATCTATAATCGCACCAGTACCAATTATAAATCTCATTTTAAAATTACGAGCATACTCAAAAGCAAGACTTGACTGTTTCGTGAGGCATCCACATTGCATGGACCACACTAATCTATCTGGATTAGAAAAATATTGGATGTTAAACTTAGAATGGAAGTGTCCTTGAATTACATTCTTTCCGTATTGCATTGCAAGTTTGATACCATCTGCTGCCATTCCATGCGTAGCAAATACTTCGGACCCATCTGATAATCTAAAATTAATATCGTCTACCCATTTCCATCCTTTACCTACTTCTAAAAAATCATTGTAGTTTCTAAGATAAGCTCTTGGCATCCCATGTTTCAATGCTCGTCTGTATATCAATGATGAATGATTAGAGTGTAGCAATGTCATCTCTGGAAATATTTTTTCTAACTCATGCAGCTCTGTCTTAGCTAATCTTAATTCATCACCAGCAGAAGGAAGATCTGGATTTGTGTCATGGAATGAGAGGGCATGAGCATCGGCCTCATCACCCAAGTTAAGTACGAATTGTGGTTTTACTTTTTTCTTTAATGCTCTTAGAAAATCAAATGCATCGGGATGCTGCCAGGGACAATGTAAGTCGCTGATAATTAAAACTCTGTCGTAGCCTTTAGCCATAAAATTCTTCTTGGACCCATTGTGCTACATCGAACCCTGGACAATTAGGTTTAGCTGGTTCAACATCACAATGACCAATAATTTTCAAATCATCTCCATACATATCTTTAGTTGTATTAATTAAATTATGCAAGGTTATAAATTGTTGCTCTGTAAAGTTGTCTCCTCTACCGACAAGGCATACACCAATACTTGATGAATTAACTGCAACTGCATGAGCTCCTTGCATTTCTATTGGTCGACCAGCCTCAAGTTTTCCAGATCGAGTTATGACCCAATGGTATCCGATGTCATCCCAATTTCTTGGAGCCTCTGTATGCCATTGTCTAATTTTATCTGCACCTATATCCATGTCTGCTGGTGTATCGGCACAATGTATTACTATAGTATCTGTTGTTTTTCTTTTTATCATATTACTCCTTTATTATTTTCTTGATAGCTTTTGTGCCATCTATGTTTTCTTCTAACTCAGCCTCGACTGTATCACATTTATATTGGACATTATTATTTACATCTCTCTCAGCTACCCTCTTACCCTTCAAGCAGTCTGACATAGCTGGTTGTATTCTGTGTTCCTTCAACTCTCCAGCTACAAACATACAAAGGGCTACTACAGTCTCTATCATTGTCCATTCCCATTTGTATATTTAATTTCTCTATTACTATCTTTCAACTTTTCTACATCAACCAATAGTTTCTCTACTTGTTTCTGTAAAAATTCTATATTAACTTTGTTAGTCATATTCATTTCTTGAGTAGCTTGTAACTTCTCTACTTGTTTATATAGATCTTCGATCAACATAAATTGCTCACTATCTGCTGGTAGTGAACCCATTAATCCTCTAGGCCATTTAATTCTAAACTCTGTATTCTTTTCTAGATCAGCCTCCATAAGTTGTAGCCTGGTGCTATGTTTATTTTGAGTTTCTATAATCTGGAAATAACTCATCGTGCCAATAGCTACGATAGCCAACAAAGACAAAACTGTTTTCATTGGCATTGACACTTGAGTTTTTTCTGGATCTATTTTCATATTACTTCTTGTCTATCTTTTTTAGTTTGTCGAAAGATCTTGCACCAGTCATACCAAGCAATGCAAATAGTACAGTCATTAAAGTTGAGCTGTCCAGGGTAGGTAGATTTATTACTTTACCAGACATTGCACAGTACCAGTTAGTCATTGGTATCACTAAGAATTGAAATGCAAATGCTAGTACACATACCCAAGCAAGTGTTGGCCTCCACAATCTTTGGACCCA